CCCAGGTGGTCTCGGTACCGTCTTCGTCCTTGTACTTCAGCGAGGTCACCGACTGCAGCGGTGGGCGGTCCAGCTTGATCACGTCTTCCTCCGGAAATTCATCCAGGACAAGTTCCCAGGTCTGGGTAATGTACGCCCGGCCCTGGATCTCTTCCGCCCACTCACGGGCAGCCGTGATCAGGGCGGTGATCAGGGTGTCATCGTCCGAAGAGTCCACCCGAAGGTGGCTCTTGGCTTCAGCCAGCGAGATCGGCTCAGAAGCGGCTGCCGTGATCAGGGTCAGGCTCACAGAATTACTCCTCGAACACCTTGCGAATTGCTTTCACCATGCCATCGCCGATGCCGTTGACGGCGCGCAGTTCCTCATCAGAGAAGGCCTGCAGCTCTGCAACAGACTCGACGCCGGCCAGATCCATTGCTTTTGCGATCAACGGATTAAGCTCTTCCGATTCTGCGTTGACAGATTCACCCTCACCAGCGGGTGCCTTTTCTTCAGCGCCTGGAGTTTCCTTGGGAAACTCCTCCTCAACGGGCTTTGCCCGTTGAGCAACCTCCACAGCCTTGCCGATCCGCACTAGGTAGAGGGCATCCCGGTCGGAGACATCCTTTCCTACCTTCAGCTCTTTACCTGCATCCACAGCACCCTGGCCTTTCACGATCGTGGAGCGAGTGATTTTGATCTTGTTCATACTTCACCTCAATTTGTTTGGCTGGGCGGGCCTTGCGACCCGCCCAGCGGGTTACATCAAGAGCGTCTGGATGTTTAGCCGCAGGCTAAACTCCCTTAGCATTGACTGCTTATGCAGTCAATGCGTCAAGCATCGCAGCGAAGGACTGGGCATGCCGCACGGCGATATCCACATCCTGAAGCTCGATCACCCGGACAGTGCCGGCGGTGCCGCCGGTGTAGGGATCGACCAGGACATCCAGGCCGCCCCACATGCCGATCAGAAGATCGGCCCAGTTGCCGTAGAAGATCGCCGAGCAAACCCCGACGCTGGTGCCTTTGTCCAGGTTGGAAGCCACCTGGTTGGTCACAAAGGCCGGATAACCGTTGAGCGGCTGGCTGCCGCGCTCCCAGACAAACTGGGCCGTTCCGGAGGCCTTCTCGGTCTGCTTGAGCACACCGCGCACCTTCGGGTTTGTGATGTAGGCCAGCGCGCCGACATCGGCATTGTCGATCGCCACCTCGGATTCAAGGTCCACGATGTGCGACCAGGCCGGAGCCAGACCGTTGGTACCGCCAACCACCGAACCAATTCCGGAAGTGCTGGCAATGCCAGTCGGTTGGTTCGAGGCGCCGGAACCATGCAGTGCAGCCAGGTCGATCGCCAGGGCCAGCACGGTGGCCAGGTCGTTGCGCACGAACATCTCGACGTCGATCGAAGACTGCTTGAGCAGCTTTCGGCTGATGTCTGTGAACGCCCCGACAGTCTTCGGGGTCAACGCCACCTGGTCGACGGTCTGCTGGCTTTCGGTTGGGGCACCGGATTCGGCGACCCAGTAAGCGGTCGCCCCGCCAGTCTGGCGCGGGATGGCCACATCGCCAACCAGGCCAGCCAGGACAGTAGCGCCGGCTGCCCGGACGATCATCTTGTTGCGCAGCAGCTCGATGAACGACTGCGACATTAGGTCAGTGGCCACCAGGTTGCCGCCGGCAGTCGGAGTCCCAACCACCAGGTCACGGCCGGAGGCTGCCATCCAGTCATAGGGGATAAAGAAAGACTGGGGATCACGGCCCAGGCGCTGAGCGACGGCCTGAGAGGCCTCACGCTCGAATTCAGCCCCACGCCAGTCGCCATTCATGGCTGCGCGCAATGCGCGCACCAGGGAATACCGGCGCAGGTCGGTCGGGCTCATCCCGATGCTGGGATCCTGACCATTCGGGGCCGGATCCTGCCGGTGGCCGCTGCCTTGCGGCTGGCCGGATTCTTCCTCCAGCTGCAGCTGGCGCTCCAGGCGCTGGATCTCGGTGGCCATGTCGTCAATCTGGCCCTGGAAGCCGTCGTAGGAGTTGAGCTCCTCCGCCGTCAACTGGCGCTCTTCAGCTTCAGCGCCATCCAGCAAAGAGCGGGCCTGCTGGATCAATGCTGCGCGCTTGCGACGCAGCTCACGGATTTTTTCTCGAAAATTCATCTTCTCACCTCGTTTTGATAGATTTGGTTAGAGTTTTTCGGCCAGATCCAAGCGGCGCCGCATGATCTCGGTCCGCACCTGCGGATCATTCTGCGGTTCCTCATCTGCCGGGTGGGCCTCCTGGCCCGGCGCGGCTTCTGGTTCTGGCGGGTCATCATTAAATTCCTCGGGTGGAGTTTGCTTTGCAAACTCCTGAATCAGGCGTTCAGCCTGATCACGCACCGCAACGGTGGTTTGCGGATAAGCCGGAAACGTCACCGGCGATACGTCATACAGTTTGACCTCGATCAGGGTCCTCAGGATCATCTCCTCGACCTGCTCCCAGTCATCCCGGATCGTCCGGAAGCCGAAAGACATCTGGTCGATATCCCCGCGCCGGATCGAAGTCATCAGATCGCGGGCCGCCTGGGTGTCAGGTGGATCGATCTCGATCCGCAGCCCGACCTCATCCTCGGACAGCTTCAGCGTCCCGGCCTTATTCCGGCCCAAAACGTGATTCTTGTCATGGTTGAACAGCGCGCGGATATCGTGCTCCTGGATCGTCTTGGCGAAGGCGCCAGGCTTGATCCGCTCGCGGAAGCCGCCCAGATCCTCAGACAGACTGTTGAAGACTGCGGCATAACCGCTGATCTTGGGATCCTCGCCTTCATCGGAAGCTCGGAGATCCTGGACAACGAAGGTCCGGCGCTCGATTTGGTTCAACTCAACATTCTTTTTGCTCATGTTTCACCTCTCTAAAAGCCAGCTACCACCATGCAGTCACACCCGCCGTGATAAGGCGGATGACGCTTGGATTTCTGGACCGTGAGCGGTTTATCCGCTCCATCGGGCTGGAAATCAACGCCAGCCTGTAAAAAGTGCTCCTGGA